CGCGCTTTTCAACATCGGTCGGACTTGTTTAACAAGGTCGATTATGTTGCTCAGCGTTTCTTATCTGCCGGTCCGGCATCTGCGTTATGGGAGAAAATCCCATTTTCGTTCGTTGTCGACTGGTTCGTGGACTTAAGTGCTGTCGTCGACCACTTAGATAATGCCCTCACGGGCGGTTCTAAGAGAATCGTTGATGCATCGTTTAGTGAGAAGTTCGAAGTTGACTTGGACGTGATAAATCACGGACGAGCCGGCGAGTTCAACTCACTAGATAATAGTCCAGTCGCTAATGTCACGTTAGCTAGATACCGCCGAGATCCCGGGGATACCAGTATTACTATTGGTCCTTCGGGTAGGTTTGGAAAGAAGCAAGGTAGCCTCACGGCTGCCTTACTCCACCAAATAGTGGCGAACCTGTTAGCTAAGAAGGGTGCCAAAACGCCAAAAGCGTTTCAATATGGCACCATCGTATAGTACAACCATAATAACATGAATAGTAACCTTACTATTAGTACCCTGGCCTTCAACCTCAGCTTTAGTGATAAAGCTGGGAGTGAACGTCGCGAAGTCTCGAGAGGTGTAAACCTCCCGGAGATTATGTCGATCAAATCGCAGGCTTACATTGACTCAGCAACAAAAATTGCTGGCCGACGTACTGTGCTTCGATTCGACAGGTACGTAACCGGGGCAGACAGTAAACCGCTTGCGGTCACTGCCTACCTCGTTGTTGCGGTCCCGCAAGACACTGGAGTCGTCAGCGCCGACATTACTGCCGTCGTTGCGCGAATCCTAGGTGTGCTGGACAACACGTCACCTAATCTTGATCTTGGAACGAATATTTTCGTAAACCAGGAACAATGATTAGTTTCGAGATACAGGCCTACGGCTTACGGATCAAACTGCTGCTGGTTCCCCCTTTGTGGGGGGCCAAACGGCGCGTGCAATCCGGAAAACGTAAGCTTCTCGGTTAATTGACATATAGACATCATGTTGGTTGTCACATAGTTATTAAGTGACACTAGCTGTGATGTAAGAACAGAGGGTCAGATTATATAATCCAATGAGCATGTTATTACAAAAAGCATATCAAACCCTGCTAGCTGACATTTGTGTGTTAAGGGGAATCCACTTGGACGTCCCAAATGACATACCTATGAGCTGGATCCTTATCGATGGACCCAAGCTAGACAAGGACCTGTTGCGGTATCTCGAGTACGGTGGGGATGAAACCCCTGCTTTCCCCGAGTGGATAAAACCACTATGGGAGGCGTTCGTCACATCAGATGATGCACGTGTACTCGCGAGTCTGAGGCAGGCCCTTGTGTTCTGCTATAAGGCCGAGTTCGAACCGACTAATGAACAGATCGAAACTGCTGAGATGCAGTTTCTTGAAACTGATGCGGATGTTGGGTCTTGGGATGACTGGTTCGTGAGAACTGGTCAAACCGACTTGATATTCCGTACAGCACGCCGTATACTATCACGCTGCATATGTAACGTGAAGTGGTCTGAAATTACTCCTAAACATGGGCCGGGGGCAGTATATCCCCCTAGAGTACCCATGCACAAGAGTCGTTTCTCTACCCTATATCGCGGAATCCAAGAGTGTTATCCATATGATCAATTCTTCTGTGGCCTCTATTCCTATTGGAATGAGGTCATGGTCGAGGAGAAAAACATGGCTATCACGGAGGAGAGCGATATTGTTTGTAACCTTATCCCTGTTCCTAAGGACTCTCGGGGCCCACGGCTTATTGCCGTGCACCCCGCTGAGGCCATTTGGATTCAACAGGGACAGAGGTTGTTGTTGGAGGACGCCATTATCCGCGACCCTGTGATTGGTAGAAGTATTAACTTCTCTGATCAAAAGGTCAATGGTTCTAAGGCGCTCTCCGCTTCTATAGACCGAGCATATGTAACGCTCGATCTAAAGGAGGCTAGTGACCGTATAGGATCTGAACTGGTTAAGTACCTTTTTGGGTACGCATCCAGGTTTCTGTTCTGTTCGCGAGCTAGCCACATTAAAGTGGGTAAGCGTGTTCATGAGCTACGGAAGTTTGCTCCTATGGGGAATTGTTTAACATTCCCTGTTCAGAGCTTAGTATTCTATAGCTTAGTTCGAGCTGGTATTAGGTGTCATTACGGTATTGACTGTGTTGACATCTATGTCTTCGGAGACGACATCGTGTTTCCTTCTAAATACTATGATGGTGCCATGAGGGGCTTGATCATGTCTGGGCTAATACCCAACATGAACAAAACCTTCCGGCATGGATTCTTTAGAGAATCCTGTGGCGTTGATGCTTACAAGGGCATCGACGTTACGCCACAGCGTATTAAGATACACGAGTTGAACTCTTACTCAGAGGTCATGTCTGCTTGTACGTTGGCAAAGAGCCTACGTATGCGCGGATATGATTCTTGTTCTTCATTCATATACTCCTTAGTCCGAAGGTTCGTGGGGAAGTTACATTTAAGTAGCAACCCTCTTACCCAAGGCATATTCGAGTACGTGAAATCCACCGAAACCGTCTGGCGTTATGAAGATAGTCTCCGATTTAATCGGAATCTTCAGCGCTGGGAGGTCCGGTGTTTACTGGTACAGGCGAGCGTTATCGCTCCCCTAATAGGTGATTGGTATCACCTCCAGGATTCCCTGCTTAGCTTAGAGCATAGCTCTCTGCCATACAGGGATAGAGGAACAGAGTACCCGGTTCCATACCGGGAGCGGCTGACATATGGATGGACGCCCTTACCACTAGCGTAAGGGTAGTCAAGAA